TTGGTCAGGCTTGGTTTGATAAGTACATGGATGACGTTTATACGTCAGACCAAGTTGTGGTGCGTGGCAAGAAGTGCCGTCCACCACGTTTTTATGATAATAAGTTTAAAGAATTGTTTCCAGAGCAGTTTGATGGTATACAATTCGCTAGGGAAGTCGAAGGTCGTTCCCGATTTGAAGATAACACTTTAGAGCGTTTGGCTGTAAAGGAAAAAGTCGCTTTGGCTAAGTTATCGCTTTTAAAACGTAAGATTTAAAGGAGTTTTTATGAAGATGGTTATTGTTAGTATTATGGATACTGCCGCTGGTGCCTATGGTCGTCCAGCTTTTGTTGCTTCTGAAGGTGTTGCGGTTCGTCAGTTCCAGGACGAAGTCAACCGTGCTTCAGAGGATAATCAGCTTTATAAGCATCCTGATGATTTTCAGTTGTTTTATCTTGGTACTTTTGATGATAATATTGGCGGTATGGATTTATTGGCTCAACCAAAGTTGATTGCCAGAGCTAAAGACGTCATGATTCGTGACGGCGAGTAAGTTTTTTTAAAACCGTATCACTCGTAAGAGTGGTACGGAATACTTCGGGAGATTGATATGCATCGCAATAAGTCAGTAAGTTCACATTCATTTGCTATGGTTCCGAAAGCGGAAATTCCGCGTTCTAGTTTCGATACGCAATATGCTCACAAAACCACATTTGATGCTGGTTATTTAGTACCTATTTATTGTGATGAAGTCCTTCCAGGCGACATGCACAATGTTAAAGCGACTATGTTCGCTCGATTGGCTACGCCATTATTTCCAGTCATGGATAATTTACATCTTGACACATTCTTTTTCTTTGTACCAAACAGATTAGTTTGGAACAATTGGGTCAAGTTTATGGGTGAGCAAGCGAACCCAGGTGATTCTATTTCTTATGTTGTTCCACAGATCACTTCTACTGCTGGTGGATATGCAGTAGGTTCTGTATTTGACCATTTTGGTTTACCAACAGCTGGTCAGATTACAGGTACTAATACGGTCACGCATAATGCGTTGCCGTTACGTGCATATAATTTGATTTATAACGAGTGGTTCAGAGATGAGAATTTGCAAAATTCTGTAACCGTTCACAAAGGTGACGGTCCTGATACACCGAGTGATTATGCACTTGTTCGCCGTGGCAAGCGTAAAGATTATTTTACTGGTGCTTTACCTTGGCCTCAGAAAGGCGATGCAGTTACGTTGCCATTAGGCACGTCTGCTCCTATTCGTGTTGATAATATTACTGGCACTAATATGCAAACTGCATATTACAATAATGCTGAAGCTGGTACAGATTCATATTTGTCTATTGCTTCTGGTGGTCAGTATCCTTTTTATGCTGATTTGAGTGATGCTACTGCAGCAACCATTAATCAGTTACGTCAGTCATTCCAGATTCAGAAGTTGCTAGAGCGTGATGCTCGTGGTGGTACTCGTTATACAGAATTGTTGAGAGCTCATTTTGGTGTAACTCCACAAGATTATCGTTTACAACGTCCAGAGTATATTGGTGGAGGTTCAACATATGTTAACGTTAACCCAATTGCACAAACTTCTGCTACTTCGATTTCTGGCGGTGCTACTCCGCTTGGTAACTTGGCTGCAATGGGTACTGCGTTGGCTAGTGGACATGGTTTTACGTATCATGCTCAAGAACATGGATACATAATTGGTTTGGTTAACGTGCGTGCTGATTTAACATATCAGCAAGGTTTACCACGTATGTGGTCACGTGAGACACGTTATGATTTTTATTTCCCTGTATTTGCTCATTTGGGTGAGCAAGCTATTCTTAATAAAGAGATTTATGTTACTGGTACTTCAACTGATGATGATGTATTTGGATATCAGGAACGCTGGGCAGAGTACCGTTACAAACCAAGTCAGATTACAGGTTTGTTTAAGTCGACCTCGACTGGTACGATTGATGCTTGGCATTATGCCCAGAGATTTACGTCATTGCCTACGTTGAATTCAACGTTTATTCAAGAAACACCTCCAGTTGATCGTACAACTGCTGTTGGTGCAGCTGCTAACGGTCAACAGTTTTTGATGGATGCGTTTTTTGATTGTAAGATGGCTCGTCCAATGCCGATGTACTCTGTACCTGGCTTGATTGACCATTTCTAATGTTATATACCTGGACTACTCCGTAAGGAGTAGTCAGGAAACAACCGGAGGGCGTTAGTATGGGTTTCATGTCTAGTTTAGGCGGTATTGCTTCAGTAGCTGGAGTTGCTACTGGTCAGCCGTGGTTAAGTGCAGCTGGTGCTGCTCTTGGTGCTATGGGTAATCAGCAATATCAGTCTGAAGAAGCAGCGACAAATCGTGCTTTTCAAGCTGATATGGCTAATACGTCGTTTCAGCGACGTGTAGAGGATTTAAAGGCTGCAGGCCTTTCTCCTATGTTGGCTTATTCTCAAGGTGGTGCTGCAGTGCCTAGCGGAGCTCAAGGTAGTTCTGCAGCTAATGTGGGTGAAGCTTCTGCTTCTGCCGGTTCTACTGCTCGTCAGATTAATATTAATCGTGAGCAAGCTTTATCCCAAATTGAATTACAAGATCAACAACGTAATTATTTGGGTTCGCAGACATTGAATATGGATGCTGATACTGCTTTAAAGCAGTATGAGTTGTCTGAGCATTTACCTGCGAAAGTTAGGAATGTTATGCAAAATACATTGACTCAGGGAGCATATGCAAGGGCTTCTATTGCTAATGCTCGTAATACTGAGTATCTTTTGCCTAGATCTATGAAGATTGGTTCAGCTTGGTCTTCACAAGCTGGTACGGCTGCCGCGTATGGCGGTTTGGTTAAACAAAACACGCCAGGCGTTCGTGCAGGCGTTTTAGGAAAGTTTGGTATTGAATGAGTAAAGATAAATTACCGTTTGTACGTAATCCGTACAATTACGATATGGCTCTTGTTTCACAAGAGACTGGTCTTATTTGTAAAGACCCGAGTTTGGCTCAACAACACATGAAGGATGAATGTGACATTAATGTTATCGTTGAGCGATTTGGAGTAACAGGTAAATTTCCTGTTTCTCCAATAGAGCCGTCATACGGCGATTTTAGTGGTGTGGGAGACTACCACACTGCTCTTAACAAAGTTAGAGCCGCTGATGAAGCTTTTATGGCTTTACCAGCGAAAGTTAGGGCTAAGTTTGAAAACGATCCTAACGCTTTGCTTCAATTTTTGCAAAATGAAGACAATCGCCAGGAAGCGATTGAAATTGGTCTTATTGATGGAGAACCAGTGGTTCAACCCATCGTTTCTGCAGTAGAAACACCGAAGGATTCAGTGTAAACTGAATCCAGCACAGTTACGTTACTTGATGTAACTGTGCTAGGTGACACCAAAACCACATTTTTAACTACGGAGTGCAATGTTATGAGTTTATATAGAAAGCCAATGAGCAAACATGGTGCAGCGAAGAAATTTCGTCGTGGCGTAAGCAAGACGAAGGCTATTAATATGCGTAACGCTCCACAACGTGGCGGTTTTAGACTTTAATATATATGGCATGTTATAAGCCCTTAACGGCTTATCAATGTGCTGACAGGTCTATAATTTGGCGTGAAATACCTGGTGCGGACGTAGTCCGTACTTTGTCATTGCCGTGTGGTCAGTGTGTTGGTTGTCGCCTTGAACGCTCACGTCAGTGGGCGGTTCGATGTATGCATGAGGCACAAATGCATACTAGTAATTGTTTTATTACTTTGACATATGCTCCAGAGCATTGTCCTAAAGATATGTCTTTACATTATGAAGATTTCCAGCTTTTTATGAAACGATTGAGAAAACGTTATACTGGTAAGACTATTCGTTTTTATATGGCAGGTGAATATGGTGAATCTTTTGATCGTCCTCATTTCCATGCTTGTATCTTTGGTCTTGATTTTGAAGATAAGAAATTTTTCCAAAGAACGCAGACTGGGTCTATCTTATATACGTCAGAAATACTTAAAGAGCTTTGGCCGTTTGGCTATAGCTCTATTGGTGATGTTAACTTTGAGTCTGCTGCTTATGTTGCGCGATATATTATGAAGAAAATTAACGGTAAAACCGTTAATGAAAACCACGAAGTGGTTGATGCTGAAGCGCATTATCAGTATTGTGATTTAGAGACTGGAGAGATTATTCAGCGTAAGCCTGAATTTAATAAGATGTCTTTTAAGCCTGGTATTGGTCAGGCTTGGTTTGATAAGTACATGGATGACGTTTATACGTCAGATTCTGTTGTGGTGCGTGGCAAGAAGTGCCGTCCACCACGTTTTTATGATAATAAGTTTAAAGAGTTGTTTCCTGAAGAGTTTGATGGTATACAATATAAAAGAGAACTTGATGGTCGTTCTCGATCGGAAGATAACACTTTAGAGCGTTTGGCTGTAAAGGAAAAGGTCGCTTTGGCTAAGTTATCTCTTTTAAAACGTAAGTTAAAGGAGTTTTTATGAAGTTAGTTATTGTTTCGATTAAAGATCGTGCAGCGGATGCGTTTGGCAGACCTGCTTATGTTGCTACAGAGGGTGTAGCTATTCGTCAGTTTAGTGATGAAGTTAATCGTGCTTCGGAAGATAACCAGATTTATGTTCATCCTGATGATTTTGATTTATACTATTTGGGCACTTTTGATGATAATACTGGTGCCTTTGATTTATTGGCTTCACCGAAACAGATTTGTTTGGGTAAGCAGGTAAAGATTAGAGAGTCTGTTTAAGGTTTTTTATAGCCGTATCACTCGTAAGAGTGGTACGGAACACTTCGGGAGATGATTATGCATCGTAATAAGTCAGTTAGTTCGCATCAGTTTGCTATGATTCCTAAAGCAGAGATTCCACGCTCTAGCTTTGATACACAATATGCGCATAAGACCACATTTGATGGTGGTTATTTGGTGCCGATTTATTGTGATGAGGTTTTGCCAGGAGATATGCATAACGTTAAAGCAACGTTATTCGCACGTTTGGCAACACCATTGTTTCCTGTTATGGATAATTTGCATCTTGACACATTCTTTTTCTTTGTACCAAACAGATTAGTTTGGAACAATTGGGTCAAGTTTATGGGTGAGCAAGCGAACCCAGGTGATTCTATTTCTTATGTAGTTCCACAGATTACATCTACAGCAGGTGGTTATGCTGTAGGTTCTATTTTTGACCATTTTGGTTTACCAACAGCAGGTCAAATTAGCGGTTCTAACACTGTTACGCATAATGCGTTACCGCTAAGAGCTTATAATTTGATTTATAACGAGTGGTTTAGGGACGAGAATTTACAAAATTCCGTTACTGTACATAAAGGGGATTCAGGGGATACTCCCTCTGATTACACGATGAAACGTCGTGGTAAGCGTAAAGATTATTTTACTGGTGCTTTGCCATGGCCACAAAAAGGTGATGCAGTCACATTGCCATTAGGCACAACTGCACCTATTGTTTCAGATGGTGTTATTAAGTTTAAAGGTTCAGAAGCCACAGCACGTGAGATGTGGGTTGATGGTACTGATGATAAAGTTTTTATGAATAATTACGCTGGTACTACCAGCGGATTAACATATTCATCAGGTTTGTATGCTGATTTAAGTGATGCAACTGCAGCTACTATTAATCAGTTACGTCAGTCTTTCCAGATTCAGCGTTTGTTAGAGCGTGACGCTCGTGGTGGTACACGTTATACAGAATTGTTGAGAGCCCATTTTGGCGTTACTCCACAAGATTATCGTTTACAACGTCCAGAGTATATTGGTGGAGGTTCAACATATGTTAACGTTAACCCAATTGCTCAAACGTCTGCTACTTCTATTTCTGGTGGTGCTACTCCGCTTGGTAACTTGGCTGCAATGGGTACTGCGTTGGCTAGTGGACATGGTTTTACGTATCATGCTCAAGAACATGGATACATCATAGGGCTTGTGTCTGTACGTGCTGATTTAACTTATCAGCAAGGTCTCCCTAAGATGTGGAGTCGTGAAACACGTTACGATTTTTATTTCCCTGTATTTGCTCATTTGGGTGAGCAAGCTATTCTTAACAAGGAAATTTATGTTACTGGTACTTCAACTGATGATGATGTATTTGGATATCAGGAGCGTTGGGCTGAATATCGTTACAAGCCTTCTCAGATTACAGGTTTGTTTAAGTCAACCAGTTCTGGCACTATTGATGCGTGGCATTATGCTCAGAAGTTTACTTCTTTGCCAACGTTGAATAATGCGTTTATTCAGGAGACGCCTCCTATTGAGCGTACAACTGCGGTAGGTGCAAGTGCTAACGGACAGCAGTTCTTAATGGACGCGTTTTTTGATTGTAAGATGGCTAGACCTATGCCGATGTATAGTGTTCCTGGTTTGATTGACCATTTCTAATGTTTTAAGATACCTGGACTACTCCGTAAGGAGTAGTCAGGAAACAACCGAAGGGCGTTAGTATGTTTGGTGATATTTTAAGCAGTGCTGTTAGTATATGGAATGCTGAAGAGAATCGTGATGCAGCTCATGAAGCTCAAACACGTTCTTTAGCAGATGCTCAGGTTAATCGCGAGTTTCAAGAGCGTATGAGTAATACTGCTTATCAGCGTATGGTTCAAGATTTGAACCAAGCTGGTTTATCTCCTATGTTGGCTTATTCTAAAGGTGGAGCATCGTCTCCAACTGGTTCAACTGGCGGTATTGCTACAGGCACGTCTGGTATAGAAGCACCACGTTTTGGAGAGACAGCCCAGCGGATGAGTCAGAAGGATTTGACGACTGCTCAAGTAGATGTGGCTAAGTCTCAAGAACTGGTGAATATACAGACTGCAAAGCAGATAGCTGAACAAGCTAAAAAGACCGCTATTGAAGTTGAACAAATGCCAACTCGTTTTTATTATGATTTGGCTAATATTGGTTCTCAGATTAATCAATCTAATGCTCAAGCACGTCAGACTGGTGCATTAGCTGGATTAACTGAGAGTGGTAAAGCTCCTTCTAGTGACCCAACGATAACCCGTTTGGTTAAGGATGCTACTGGTGCAGCTGTAGATGCCAAATCTGCAATTGATAATATTATTCGTGACGCTTGGTCTAAAGCGAAAGGTTTTATGAAATGAGTAAGGATAAGTTACCATTTGTACGTAATCCGTACAATTATGATATGGCTCTTGTTTCACAAGAGACTGGTCTTGCTTGTCAAGACCCGAGTTTAGCTCAACAACACATGAAGGATGAATGTGATATTAATGTAATAGTTGAGCGTTTTGGCGTTACAGGTCAGCTGCCTGTAAGAGCCATTGAGCCGTCATATGGCGATTTTAGCGGTGTAAGTGATTATCACACCGCATTGAATAAAATTAGAGCAGCTGATGAAGCGTTTATGGCTTTGCCGGCCAAACTTAGAGCTAAGTTTGACCATGATCCAAACGCGTTGCTTAATTTTTTAGAGAATGAGGCGAATAAAGATGAGGCCATTCAGTTAGGTCTTATTGATGGTCAGCCAGTGGCTGAACCTATCGTTTCTGCAGTAGAAACACCGAAGGAAACATCATAAGATGTTTCCAGCACAGTTACTTTACTTGATGTAACTGTGCTAGGTGACACCAAAACCACATTTTTAACTACGGAGTGCAATGTTATGAGCCTATATCGTAAACCAATGAGCAAGCATGGCGCAGCGAAGAAATTTCGTCGTGGCGTAAGCAAGACAAAAGCAATTAATATGCGTACTTCACCACAACGTGGTGGTTTTAGACTTTAATAAGTATGGCGTGTTATAAGCCCTTAACGGCTTATCAATGCGCTGACAGGTCTATAATTTGGCGTGAAATACCAGGGGCGGATGTAGTCCGCACCCTATCATTGCCTTGTGGTCAGTGTGTTGGTTGTCGCCTTGAACGCTCACGTCAGTGGGCGGTTAGATGTATGCATGAGGCACAAATGCATACTAGTAATTGTTTTATTACTTTGACATATGCTCCAGAGCATTGTCCTAAGGATATGTCTTTACATTACGAAGATTTTCAATTGTTTATGAAACGAT